GAGTTATTGAAGTCACTCCACATAGAGTCTGTTATAAAGAATACAACCTCATCTATGTCCTTGAAAGTCCTGTCTTGTATCTTGAGTTGAACTCCAGGCTTAAACATCTCTAACCTTTCCGCTATCATCTGATTCAAGACAATCTTTTCTAATCCAGTAAACTTCTTTTGCTTATCACTTAACTTCTTCATATGACCTCCTGGTCGTTATTATTATTGGTGTTATTGGTATAGTTATCCACAGGTTTTAAACAGTTGTGGATAACTCCGCAATCCCTTATGTAGTATACGAAATTCCTATTGTGTCCTTATAGAGGGAATTACCCTCTCTGATTATATTGGACAATGACGAGCTGAGATGGGCACAGCTTCGAGTCTCTAATGCCCGCATTAAGACACATAGATGAACCATAGATGTACATGGATGATTCTTGGAGAGGATAACAGTAACTAAGTAGATTTCGATTACGACCCACATAAGACTCAGTAATGAGTTAAGTGAAACGATAGAGGGAAAGTATAGAGTCTGTGAAGATTCAATACAGTCTACTTAGTTACTGATATGCTTTCTGATTTGAGTCTTGTTTAGGTAATCGTAACTGTACTTGGTAATGGCTCAGTAATGAACATTGATGNTACATAGTGTCATATCAATTGTGTTCAATGATGCCACGTAGATGTAGTACATAGATGCCATCAAATGATGCTATCAAATGTGTTCAATGATGTCATCAAATGTGTGGCACATAGATGCCATCAAATGTGTTGCAAATGTGTTGCACATACACTAATACCCCATAGAAACACTCAAGTACCATGTAAGGACAGTGTAGGAACGACTATCCTGCTATAAATTCCTATTGTGTCCTTATAGAGGANAGTATTNCACCCTCTAAGCTCCGTAATTGTGTCTTAAAGGCACGATTACTACCTCAGTGATGCCTAAGGTAGGGTCAAGGCTTATAACGCCTCTAATCGCTTGCTATTTCAAGGTGGACATTACTGTCATCCCAAGAGATAACAAAGCCGAACCTATCTGATTCTAGCATGTACACACCTGTGTCCAGCCTAGACCACCACTTAGACAGCTGAACGTGCTCTACTAAAGCTCGCATTAACTTACGATGCTTACTTACATTCAAGTCTACCTCGATAGACCCAGATTGCTTACGCTTTCTGATTATCTTGCCGATAGCCTGTTGTGCTAGGTTGCCTCTAGTAGGCTCGATATGATACTTAAGTCCACCTACGTGAATGATTGTTGAATTGATATCCATGTTATTACTCCTATGTTGTTATAAATGAATCGAGAATGATTCACATAGTGGACACAAGAGCTTGCTCGCCGTGTACACAGAAGCCCTAGAGAGTTAAGGGGGGTGTCAAAGTACATCGGGGGTGGTTGTAATATATAATACCCATAAACGATGTACAGATAAGATTTCAAATATGACCCATAAACGATGTACAGATAAGATTTCAAATATGACCCATAAACGATGTACAGNTAAGATTTCAAATATGACCCATAAACGATGTACAGGTAAGATTTCAAATATGACCTATAGAAGATGTACAGATAAGATTTCAAATATGACAAAACAAGGAGATTTATATGCCAAGAAAGAAGGCTACGTTAGAGGCTAAGATTAAAGCTAGAAAGGATGGTGGAGAAAGACTGAAAGAGGCTGGGAAAGCTTATAGGTTCAAGCCAGGGGTCTCTGGAAATCCTACAGGAAAGGGAAAGAAGGGAAGTAAAAACAAACATGNAAGCATCCCTTCAATTGAAGAGGCTATGAAGGATATGGTGCTGATAGATGGTAATATCCCAGCATCTGTTAGGCTTATGATGTTAATGGAAAGGAATATGGCGCAGAATACGCCCACTGGCGATAAGATGGCTTTGGAATGTATTAAAGAGATTAATAAGTACACTGAAGCAACTAAGGATGCTAAGGAAGTGAATAAGAACGATGTAGAGGATTTATCGAATAAAGAAATTAAGGAAAGACTGTTTAAGATTGTTAACGACTAAGGAGGTGCAAGATGCAAAAGCTGATTGATTTGATGAAAGATATCATTGCATTGTTTAAGAAAGACACTACAAAGAAGAGTACAAAGAAGAGGGGCCCTGGAAGACCTAAAGGCTCTAAGAACAAGAAATAATGAATCCTAATAAAGAAGCTGCTCAGTTATTGGCTGAGTTAGAGAAGCGTAAGGTGTGGAAAAGATGGAAGAGAGAGCCAAGGGCTTTTATTGAAGAAGCTTTAATGATCTATCCTAAGGATGCTGACAAAGGTCTTATCCATCTGACAGTTAACAAGGCTCAAGAGGTTGTTGTTGATGAGTATATTAAGCAGATGAAAGAAATCGGATATGTCCGAATGATCATCAGTAAGTACAGACAGGCAGGGTTCTCAACTATATCAAGTGCTTTGATCTTTCATAGAACTCTCTTTTTTAAGAATACGAGAGCTGTAATTATTTCGTTAGATAAGCCTACGACTGAGAGTATCTTTAGTATGAGTAAGACATTCTGGGAGAATCTTCCTGAGAATGTTAGGCCAGAGTTAGGGGTATCGAATAAGAGGGAAATGGTCTTCAAGGAGAACGATTCCAAATTTAGATTGTTCACAGCTGGAGCAGATAACCCAGGACGAGGCACTACTAATACTGCGTTACTTTGTGATGAAACTGCTTTCTTCCAGAATGCTGATAAGGTTATGGCTGGACTATTCCAGTCTGTAGCGCTCACTAAAGGTAGTATTATTATCATTAATAGTACATCTAACGGTGCTCAAGGTGTTTATTATGATTTGTGGAATAAGGCAGAGAAAGGGGAAGGTAACTTTACGCCTTTGTTTGTGCCTTGGTATCTACAAGATGAGTATAAGCTTAAGTGTCCCGATAATATCGAATTAACTCCCGATGAGGGCAGGTTAAAGGAAAGATGGGCACTAGATAACGAGCAGATCTTTTGGAGAAGGATTAAGGTTGCAGAGACATCCACAGCGATGTTTAAGCAGGAGTATCCTTTTACAGCTGAAGAAAGCTTCTTACAAAGTGGTAGTTCTGTATTCAGTAAAGAAACTTTGGACAAGTACATTACCATAGCCCCAGAGAGCATAAGAGAATATAATGACGACTATTCTGCGTTTGACGAGTCTAATGAAGGAAGTTTATCCATTTGGCAGGCTCCGCAAAAGAACTCAAAGTATTTAATCGGGGCAGATGTCGCTTTAGGTGTAAAGGGCGATTACTCGGTAGCAACAGTAATGAACTCGGAAAGGGAGGTTGTGGCTATTTACAGAAGCAATATTACTGACCCTGTTAGATTTGGAAAGATTTTGTTTTACTTAGGTAGATGGTATAACAACGGATTGATTTGCCCAGAGGCAAACTCAATTGGCATTGCAACAGTACAGCAACTATTTGGCATGAATTATCCAAATCTGTATCAGCAAAGAAAGACTGCTAACACAGCCTCAGATAGTATTAACCATTTAGGTTTTAAGACAACAACAGCAACAAGAGCCCCAATTATTTCTAATTTAAGAAGAATGATTGAGGATGAGGATATAGCGATTCCTAGTAGTTTGATAATAGAAGAATTAAGAAACTTCATTATTACTCCAAGTGGAAAAGCAGAGGCCTCAGTAGGACATCATGATGACATGGTGATGAGTTTAGCAATTACTTGTGAGGCTTATCGTACACATGGTCATTCATTAACTAACCAAACCTTTAGTTGGGGAGAGATTAATTCTCAGTACCAAGCCCCAGATACTAAGTGGTTATAAGCGAGAGAGCGAATGAGCAAACATAAGATAGAGAAAGTAGATGATGACATGTTGATCGATTCGATTGACAGAAATATCCGTAATACCACAGGTGGTTATACAGGGTCTTCAGATGCTGCAAAGAGAAGAGAGAATTCAATTTATGAAATGAGTTTAGAAGCTAAAGGAGACTTATCTCCCCAAGGCGTGTCTAAGATTGTTTCTTCAGATTCTGCAGAGATTGCAGAGGGTTACACCGCGCTGTTAACTAAGTTACTACTTGATAACAATAAGTTAGCATTATTCACACCGTATAGCAACGAAGTGGCCTCTATAAAGGCCTCCCAGGTTGCATCGGATGTAGTGAACTACTGCCTATTCAATTCTAATCCTAATGGCTGGACTAAGCTTGAAACATGGATTAAGTCTGCAGTTGTATTTGGGAACAGTGCGCTAACCTGGGGATGGGAAGAAAGATTTGACTACGAAGTTGAAGAGTACGATACCATTCAACAAGAAGTGCTAGATCAAATCTTGTCTGATACAGATGTAGAGATTGTTGGAGATCTTAACATCCAAGAGAGCGAATTTATCAACCTAGAGTTAGGGGATACCGTTGTCTATGAAGATGTTAGATTAAGACGAAAGATTGACAAATCTGGAGTTAAGGTAACTAATATACCTCCTGAATCATTTATGATTGATAAGGCAGCAGATACAGTTGCTGAGGCTAAGTTTGTTGGTTTAGTAACCGACATGACCCATTCTGAGATTAGAATTAACTGGCCAGACTTTACTGGAGACCTTTCTGAGATGGGGGAAGAGGCTTCTTTCAGAGATTCTGAATGGTCTCTTGAGTCTTATGCTCGTAAGCAATCAGCAGGTATCGATAACTGGAGTAATGTAGATGATGCGGAAGATGAGGCAAATATCTCTATTACTGTGGTTGAATGTTGGATTCGTTCTGATCGTGACGGTGATGGTATTGCTGAATTAAAGCATGTCATTAAAGCTGGAAACACAATTCTAGAAGAAGAAGACGCTTCCTATATTCCGATTGCAATATTGAATCCAATTGAGATTCCTCATGAATTCTACGGGTTGTCATTATTAGATATGGCTCGCCCACAGACGCAAGCTACTACAGCTGTTATGCGTGGCTTCGTAGAGAATGTTTATTTTGGTAATTACGGCAGAACGCTAGCCGAT